CAAAGTTCCAACTTCTGTGTGTAGAAGTGATAAAAAAACTTGGTGCTTCAGATGAGGCCAGTTGTAAATCACAAGGTTTACGTGCTAGAGATAGTGGTAAAAAACATGATGGTAAAACCTTAAGAGGACGTAAAGTACGTGGCCAAAAATATGGTGGGCCTCTTAAAGATTATTCTTAGACTTTTTTAACTTATATAATTCTTCGTTAAGTTCTTTTACTCTTTTGTATAAAGAGTATTTTTCTTTAACTTCATCTGCTACAGTTTTTTTTAATTGATTAATTTGATCATCTTTTGCTAATAATGATCTACGCATCTGCTCCATAGGATCAAGTTCATGATTCTTAAAACCATATTGTTTTGTTTTATCTTGAGTTTTTGCTGTATAGTTCTGCGTCATCTAATCCTGCTACCCTTAATTTAACAATGTTGTTGATTTGAAATTGCTTGGCGTCAATGGCTTTTAACAAACCAAGATATTTGTTACGCACAAGAGCGAATTCATTAATAAGTTGGCTCATAGTAACAACCTCATCTTCACCATCAATATACTTTTCAGCATCGCGAGATGTTAAAGCTCTTTGGTATGCTTCTAAGAACTTTTTATAATGCCTTGCTCTTGTTTTTCGTAACTCAATATTAAGATGTTCTAGTATGGCTTCAATTTCTTGCAATTGATTAAATCTATGTTCAACTACACCAGGTATTTGTGAAGCATTACGTTCAATATTTCCAGAAAGTCCTGCTTCTTTTCTTGCCTCGTCTAGTTCTTTTAGATAATAATCAATACAATCAGGCAATTTGCCTAAATCTTTTGAAACTAATCCATACCAGTTAATCATTAATAATCCTCGTTGTCATCCTCATTATAAGGATCGTCATCTTCTTCTATTTCCCCATACACTTCGTTGTATGCTTGATGTAGATGACTTGAATGTGAAAATACTTCACGCCAATCTGATTCATCTGCACCATAGTCATCAATCAAAGTCACATAGGCAATAGCCGCATCCAATCTATCTTTTGCTGGTACATAGTTTTTCAACTTGTCCCATGCTTCAATTAACACCTGAATGTCTTCTGTCATTTTTTATGCCTCCGCTGAAACAGTTTCCTCTGCTTCTACATCAGACTTGACTGTGTCCCACTCAGCCATAATTAGATCAAGATTTTCACCTGTCCAATCTTTTCTATAGTGCTTGTGTTCTTTGCCAAATCTGTCAACATATTTAAGTCTATTACCTTCTTTGACCAACAGTCCTTTTTTCTCACAAAGATCAACTAAACCACTGTACGGATCCATTCCTGCTTCATATGGAATTTTTACCTGTACAGATTCAAATGGTTTGTTAAATCTTGTTTTCATTACTTTTACTGCTGATCTAATACCAGTAACATCAGATATTTTGTTTCCAGCCTCATCTTCTTTGAGTTTTAATTTCTTCATAGCAACAACAACCGAACTTGCATATACAAATCCTTGTCCGCCACTAATCTTATCATCTGGATCAAACATATCTTGTGATGCGTATGTGTGGTTAGTTGCTACCAAACCAATGTTTAGTTCTGCAAACATGTTCACACAATTTCTAATAAGTGCTGTAAGTGCCTTGGGCTTTCTACCCATGTCACCTTTTAAATCACCCTTATCAAATTGATCTCTATCTGTTGGTGTTAGCAACATACCTAATGAATCTATTACAAACATAACTTTTGGTCTTTCACTGTGTTCTAAAGAACCATAGTCTGCTCTGTAACTTGCTACAAACTCTGAAATAGTTTTTGCCACATCATCGATCATTGCAACATTAATACGCATTAGTTTTTCTGGTGATGTGTCTACGTCAAGTGCTTGTAACCACTTTTCGTCCAATGCATTTTCAGAATCAAACACAATACAAAATATACCTTGATCCTGTGCATTTTTGATAATGTTACCTGATGCAATCAAACTCTTACCAGAACCTGATTCACCTGCTAACATAGTCACACGACCCAATGGAACACCTCTGTTAAAGTCGCCACTAATCAAATAGTTTAGACAGTAATTTCCTGTTGAAATCCAATCAACTGGGTCAGAATCAAATCCTGTAGAAATACCACCAATGCTTTTTGTTATTGACTTTCTAAATTTACTTACGTCAAATGGTCTTACCATAATTTCTCCTTGTCTGTAATAGTGCATAGTTGCCTATGCACTAATACTATATACGATTTTACTTGCTTTGTCTAGCTCTGATCATTGCCAAAATATCATCTGCTGATGCTTTTGACTTATCTTCAGTTGCTGTTGCTGTTGCTGTTGCTGTAGCAGTTGC